ATTCCGAAGGAGAAATACTATACGTCCTACCAGTAATAGTGTTAATAAATCCTGGACCTAATTTCAGTGTATTTTCCTTACTCGAAGGTATTCCGTGCGAGGCTTTAATTTCTTTTAAATGTTCGTGGAATTCATAAACCTTACGATACTTTTTGTAAAATCTATTAACAATATCTCTTGCCAAGCTCTCCAAAATCTTCGCATTATCTGCTAACGTACTTACAGAAGCACCGTAGATAAGTCCAAAAGAAATAGACTTGATAGCTTTACGTTGTTCTTCTGTTACGTCTTTCTCTGGAATTCCTAACCATTCAGATGCGTTTCTAGTATGGATATCCACTCCTGAGTTTAGTTCTTTAGTAAGAACTTTGTCCTTTGTCACCTCTGCCAATCCACAAATTTCAAGCTGAGACATATCTACAGTGACGTAGAAGTGTGTATCAGGATTGTCCGTTACTAAAAAATCCTTAATATTAAACACTTACTAATCTCCCTTGAGATTTTGAATGTTTGGCTTAGTGCAGGACAGTCTACCTGTTGGGGTACCTGTATGTTTGTATTCAGGATGAATCTTTCCTGTACGTTCAGAGCGTTCATAATACGGAATGAGATACGTATTTAGAGTCTTAGAATTATCTCTGTAATCTAAAAGTTTACTAAGAAATTCTTCTGCTTCTGTATGAGCTTCTACTCTAGCACAAGATATAAGTTTCCTCAATGCTTCCTCAGAAGTATCTAATACTCCATAAGACTTAAAATATCCGTTATACGGTATTTTCGTAGATTCTTTACGTAGCTTTGGAGTACCTTTCTTCATCCCCGATTTATACATTGTTCCAGTATTTACATACTTAGTAATGGCAATTTCTCCACCATAAATAAATGTAGCAACCTGCTTAGGGGAAGCAATGTTAATTGAATTGTCTAATTCTCTAGGTTTAATACCTGCCTTTACATAGGCCAAATACATGGTTGATTCGAGACATGTTTTTAAATACTCCACATTGCTAGATAATTTAGTAATAGCTTTATTTAAACCGTCTCTATCCACATTAATTCCAGTTTTACTAGAATAAAAAACAGTTTTAAGCCAATTCATATGAGTGATTATAAGGCTTTTCTTTGCTTTGTTAAATGCATTAAAGATATCTCTTTGTCTCTTAAATATTTCCCAAGTAAGGAGAACGTCTTGTTCGCAATACTTCTTCAAATCCTCGAAAGGAATATACTTAGGAGATATTCCTGCCTTAATCATTTCAGATACTTTGTCTTCCTTACTAAAGGAAATACCGTAGTATTCTGCAAGACTATTTAGAGAAGGGAAGGTATCTTTTTGCCCTGTGCAAATATAGTGGAACATGGCTGTATCCCACAATAAAGTACTGTTACTACGTAAACGGTAAACGTAGTTTAAATCAAAACATACGTTGTGACCTACGTAGATAGTTCCATATTTTAATTTTTTGTTAAATTCAGAAATATCTGTAAACGTGTTTAAGTTTGGAGTCTTAGTGTAATCATAGGTAAGAACACTTCCCAGTATAAACTCAGGTGGAACAGCATTAATAGAATCGTCTTTACCAATTAAATCTGTTTCTACGTCAAATACTTTAATGTTAAGTCTATCTAATTCACCTGCAAGTAACTCAGCCGCCCCTAAAATGCATGCTGGATCTGTAAACTCATGTTCGGCTCGCGTAACTAATCTATTAAATCTATCTTTATAAGAATCTTGCATGTTCCTTGTCCAATGTCACTTCAAAATAATCATTATTACCTGTTAGCTTATTCTTAGGAGCATAGACATACCGCTTATCTGGTTCTCCTGCCACACGTCCTATCATGAGGATGCCGTCAGCCTCTCCCTGTGCCCCTGTCTTGCTTCCATAAAGGTGAGACATGGGAGGGTAGCGTACCCCCTCTGCACCTCCGTCTAGCTGATTAGAAGCAAGCACAGGGCATACGTGCTTGGCTATCTCTCGTGCCTTCTCACACTTCTTACGGAATAGCTCTGCTTCAAGAGCATCGGAAGCCTCTGAATCTACTTTGTAGAGTTGGTCGATTACTACCAAGCCTGGATTATATTTCTCTAAGGCTTCTTCAATAACGGACCATGAATGACAATCGTCTATTAGTATAATTCTATCTTCTCCGTACTTACGGTGGAATCTACGTAATGCCTCTACCTTATTCTCTTCAATCCACGTACTGGTTACTCCTAAACCAGTGGATAAAAGACGACTAAGCACTCGTCTGCTGTGTTCTTCGTTGTTAAACCATAGGACACTCTTGCCAGGGTCGAGCTGTAGCGAGATATTGACTGCCTCTTGAGCGAGGAGTGTAGTTTTTCCACCATCTGGTCTAGCTGCGACAAATATGAAGTCATTTCCGAGAGTTCCGAATATCGAAGTGAGCGCGGGCAGCTTAAAATTATAGCCAGCGGTAGCTCCTGTGAGGATGGAACGTACAAGCGAGACAGACTTAACCCCTTCTCCAACTCTTCCGGCTCGGTTAGAAGTATCCAAGTATTTTTGACGAACATTCTCTATTTCACTCCATTTAGATTTTCCTTCTGCTACTTTCTCTGCCGCTTCAATCATCTTCTCTGCAAACATTTTATCAATAAACATTTGCATTACTTCTTCGCTTATTGGAAGAGATTCTGAATCATTAAGCGTATCGCATATAGATTGGATAAGTACCAGATTCTTATTGCCAGGATTTTCGATTGAATATTGCAGACGAAAATCAGGCCATGAAACTTTATCTTTAGTAGGATTCTTCTCATAATAGCTAGGAACATATTGCAGTAAAGTCCATACCTCTTCCGTTACAAATTCTTTCTTAATAAATTTAATTCCTTGCTTATAAATTTCTTTCTGTGAAAGAAATCTAATTACATCTAGCAGCATCTAGTACCTCTTGTAATTCTTTATGGCTATATTTTTTTGGGTCTTTAGTTAGGTTAAGATTCCTAGCATTCCCGTATAGAGATAGTTGGTTGGTGAGTCTTCTTGCCTGTCTACGTACAATACTGTTATCATTGTCTAAAGCGACAAAGAATGTTGTAAATCTTTTAGATAGGTGTACAACTGTCTGTGTATTGATCCCGGTTCCGTATAGAGGGATAGAGAAATATCCGCAAAGTGCGCAACGTACTGCGCTAACGTAATCTTCACAGAGTACAAGCGATAGTTTACTCTCGCTATCCACAGACACAGTATCAGATTGAACAATAGGCTCAATCCAATCAATAACTCCATCAGCTTTTCTCCAATCAGATTTGTATACTGATATATATTTAGGTATGCTAGGATCGGCAGGGAATCGTCTTTGCTGATATCCTACTAGCTCTCCATTAGAGTATATAGGAAACAGCAAAGACTGTCTACGATTGGACCAATAAATGGGATAGTCCTTTAGTGAATCGACTGTGATTCCGTGGGATATGAGCCAAAGCTTAGGTTCACTGGACTCCCACCTTGCAATAGAATTTGAAGCATCTGAGGGTAGATATAACGGAGCATATCCAGGTGCGCTTTCATGTCCTCCTTCGTCAGCTTCTCCAGACTCGTCGCATTCCAATAGGACAGGAACACTAGATGGTCGTAAATTACTCCCAGGCTTTCCTCCTGTACTCGTAGCTTTATCTGTGATCGGCCTAGCTGAAAGAAAACTATCAGCAACATAAGCGTGTTGGCAACAGTGATGGCAATAGAGAATGTATCCATGAGTTATCCTTTTAACATAGCAACGGTCATTATTCTTTCCGGTTTTGCAGTGGTGAACATTAGTCTGCTCACCAACTGCAAGTGATACAGAGTCTACTATCTCTTTAGCTTCTAGATACGGTATCTTCATTTACTTTAGCATTAAATGCTCTTCGTTTATAGCCATCCTTCCTGTCCTGCCTTCTTAATCATACGGTGGAGAGCAATCTCCAAGCCACGCTTACGGATGGGCTGGTCCTTATGGCAGCACACTGCCTCTGCAACAAGGCTCTCACCCGTAGGCTTGAACCATTCAACAAGGGTAAGATAGTTAGCACCACGATACAACTTACGGGAGTCAAGCCCTTCCTGCTTTAGCTTGTCTTTGTTGTAGTGGGTGATACGGAGGGTACGCTCAGGATAAGTGCGCTTCATTGCGGTAATGAGAGTGTCATTGCTCATAGTTATCTTCTTCCTGCAAATAAATATTAGTATTGATTTCTAACTGGTCTTCAATGTACACAACGTCTTGCTGTGGAAGCTTGTTGTTAATCTTAGCTTCTTCGTCGTACTCTGTCAAGACACTGTGTACTAGATTCCTACATCTTTTGCACAAGTCTTCAAAGCAATTTAAATCTTTCCTCCAGATAATTTCATACTCTCCTAGTTCTGAGTCACAGGCTTTGCAACGCATTATTTTGTAGGCCCTTTCTTTAAGGCTTGCCTGTATTCAATGTATTCTTCTAGTTGAGGACACCACTCCATATGTGGTTGCTCTTCATTTCGTCCGTTCATAGACCATGCGAATCCACCACACATACAATAGTGCTTGAATGTCTTTAAATTAATTGCTTCTTCATAAGTCATTATCTCTTCATCCCATTCATTACGTCCATCTTAGCACACCAGACTGGATAGTCTTTATGCTTATAGGACTTGCTGCACTTAGCCATGAACTTCTTAGTTATGTCTGCCTTGCAGCTTTCTTGTTTGTCTTTCCCCTTTGTCTGCGAACCTTTACTGGTACGCATATTACGGGGAGTCCATGTATTCATTCCCATTATTCGTCAATATCCTCGTCATCGTAGTCATCTGTCCGTCCATCAACAGTGCAAGTACCGATGATAGCATCATGACAGTCCATAATATTTTTACTAATATCGCTTAAGAAGTCTACCTTCTCGTTGAAGGAAAGTCCTTCCGGAAACTCTACGTATACTTCTAGATGCATATTGATTAGTCTTCTATAAGTTCGAGTTGCAAAACAATGTTGCTACATTCTCGTGAATTTAGTTTATATTTTTTCCAAAATCCGGGGATATATAATTTAGACTTATAGTATTCATCATACATTTGTGTTGTTGAACCGCATAAATTGTATGGCGTTTGCTTACCTCCTATACAACCACATAATACCATTAGTATTTCTAGTTCTTCCTTACTAAGAACTATTCCTACATTGTTACCTTCGTGTGTCACTATTTCCATATTAGCTTATCTTAACGATATATTCTTTTGCTCTTTCTTCTATCTCTAGTCCTCCCATAGAGCAAGTGTACAGAGAAGCTCTGAGACGAGAGCTATTACGGTGAAAAATATCAATGTCATCCGTAATCTTATCGACATTAAATAATCTCTCACTTCTTACGTGTTCCCAATCCAAATCACATAGCAATCTCCTAAAGATTGCAAGTTGCGTAGGATTCATTATGACAGCACATAATGTCTTATCATCATCTACAACAACTAATTCCATTTTAATTCCTAGTAAAGTAAGTTGGTAGCCGAGGCGAGACTCGAACTCGCAAGCTTACGCGGCGGGGCTTAAATCCGCTGTGTTTTCCAATTTCACCACTCGGCCATAGATTATGTATGTTTAATTGCGTATTTTTCGCACAACTTGTCGTCAGAAGTTGGCTCGTTTCCTACTAATGTTGTGTAAAAACAAGTAAGAGTTTTCCACGTTTCGTAGAACTGTTCGTAAACTTCTATACCGTGAAGCTTTTCTATTTTACTCCATAGAAGAAGATTAATAAGACATTGCATCAATTCCGCAGCTTCTGCGTCAAGTATTAGTCCTATTTTATCGGAATCTTTTACAACTACTGTCTCGATATACATAGCATGTTCCTAACTGCTTCCTGAATACGGTCACGTTCTTCGATGGATAGAATAGTAGTTCTAACTAAATCTTCTAACGATTTTATCACAGAGTCAATAGAAGATTCAATTTTATTAATATTCTTTCTTCTAAAGTATTCTGCTTCTATGTCTTCGTCGTCTAAGTCTGCAAGGTCAACGTCAACATCAACCCAAACCATATGTGAAACGCTCCTTAGATGGCGAGGCTAGAGGGATTCGAACCCCCAACCTATTCCTTAGAAGGGAATTGCTCTGATTCCAGTTGAGCTATAGCCCCGTATAGGCAAGTCTATTTGATAAGGCTTACTTACCGAACACAGATACCATCATGCCCTTAACCGCTTCCACTTCGGAAGGATTATCGAAGCGATTAAGGTAAGCAATCTCCAGGCCTTTGTCGTAGTCCTTAAGATTAAGGGAGTGTTGCACCCAGGAGAAGAGTACCCGAGCAGACATAACCACAGTTAGGTCACCATTCACGTATGCCGTGCGGCACAGATTAGCAACCCGCACCATTGCAGCCAGGAGCTTCGGCGTGGCACTGGGATACGTTGCCTTGAGCATGGATTCTTCGTCCTTAGGCTCAAGGAAGTCCACTTGGATGAACGAACCGATACGGTCCAGGGTAGCCGTATTCTGCGGTTGAGTACCGACAAACTTGCCGGTAGTGTCGCCGTTGCCACGAGTGTTGTCTGCCAGGACGTGACGGACATTCATGGCAGGAATGATTTTCTTATCCTCTGCTGAACCGGGCTTGTCCGGGAGAATCAGGTAACCACCCTTTTCGAAGAGATTCTGCAGGCACAGCATGACTTCCGGTGGTGCCGACATAGGTTCATCGTGCAGGAGAACTGCATTCTCTACTTGAATGCCTTCTGTGAGGAAACCATCGTGCCAAGTGGTAGACCCGGCAGAAGCAGAGATAGTGCCAAGGATACTGCTAGAATCCATGGTTCCATTGTAGTTGAAACGGTAAAGGGGCCGATTCGTAATGGCGCAGTAGTATGCAACCAAGGAAGACTTGCCGACTGAAGGAAGTCCAGTAAGAAGAATATTAGTATCCGTTTTTTCGAGTGCATATGCCAACTCCGACAATGCCTTGAGATTCGGACGGTAGTTCTTGTTGACTTCCGGGATATGCACACGAACATGCTCTGGATAGTCCGACTGCATAAAAACAGTCACCATCACATCTTCGTGGCCCCTTTTCCAGTTAGGAACGAGAGAGGACAGAGCCACCTTGTGAGAGGTATCCTCCGCGTCTTCATCCAGGAACCAAGGTTCCGCAAGAGTAAAAGAAACCTTCGCTTCCTCCATTGTATCTCGTGCGTTGTTCTTAGCCTTCACACGAGCGGCAATCTCTGCCTTCACTCGGTGAGTTGCAGAAGTCGTACTCATATCGTTTATTTTCCTTTTACCTGTTTTCTATTCTAGTATGCAATGTTCCAAAGTTGAGACAAGTGCCTTTGGCAATTGTTCAATATCGGACACTACGTAATGATGCTTATAAAGATGCGTCACGTTTCGGTCTTTGATACCGATACCGATGATATCACCTCTATGTTCCGCTTCAATAGCCTGTATAACGTCACGAGTGAAACCATACAGGTCTCCCCCACGGTACCCGGCAGGAGAACCGTCAGAGAGCACGACAAGCACCTTGCGAGCCTGTTTCTGAGCCTGCAAGCGTTCCCATGCTACGAGGATGCTATCCCCATCGGCATTGTTGGACATTTGGCTTGTTGCAAAGCACATATTCTCAAGCATACTCTGATTCCCGACGGGAATGTTGAACGGCTTGAAAACGAAATGCCTGTTCATCTTTGCTGAAGTCTCAGAGAATCCTGCAATCTCAAAATTGAGTCGCAGCATCTTACAGAGTTCTGCAAGAGCATATGCAGAAGCCATTGCCGCACGCATTTTGTATCCACCCATGCTACCTGAATAGTCTATTAGGATGGAGACAGCCGTGTCAAGGGCCTTAGACTCCTGTTTTGTCTTAAAGATTCGCTCAGTCCGTGAACTGTAAGGTTCGCACACTCGATAAATTTTATTAGTATCGAGTCTGCCCTTCCTCTGGTTGAAATGAGGGCGCTTGCGAGTCATTACCTGCAACAGTCTACGAGTCTCGCTAACCATTGTAGGAATGTTCAAGAGTCTCACAAGCCTTTCCACTTCTCCTACATCCTCTGCCCTCGTGTAATCTCTTCGGCGGTACTTACCGCTAAAGAATTCCTCGATAAGCGTAGTATCTGGAGTGTGGGGATCATATTCCCTACGTCCCTTATAAGAATCGTAGGACATATGCGTCGGGGTAGTGAGGTAGTGCCCACCTTCGTCCGTTTTGTGGTCGTGGGTTAGGTACTTCTCGTAGTCAGCAAAAGCTTCCTTTGAACGAGGTTTCTTCTCCCCATCATCGGAATCTTCGTCATTGTCGTCAGAGCCTCCTGCACCTGCACCTTCCTCTTTTTCACCTTTACCCTTACCTTCCTTAGGTTTTTGCTTCTGGAAGGATTCCTGAGCTTTACGCTTTTCTTCCTCAGGGTCAAGGCCGAAGACTTCCTTCATCACCTTGTGGATGAAATTGAGAGTGTCCTCGAAGGTTTCGCAGTCTGCGTATTCATCCATGAAATGTTCTGAGAGCTTATCCAACCATCCGATAGCTTCTTCGTCGAAATGATCGGTAAGCTTATGTTCCAAGCCTCGAAGCCCTGGCATGTCCCGCTGACGTTCCAACCAATCGAACGCCATCAGGGTAGCCATCGCTTTCGCAGACTTGTCCTTAAGGGCGTCAATCAGTCCCGAATAATTGTTATTAGTAATTATTCTGGGATAGGTGGAATTTTTGATCCCGGTCATACCAGGATAAATCTCGCATCGATTTTCATCGATACGATTGTCCTCTGCGATATTGAGGAAGGCACCATACAGGGTGTTGGTGTCAATCTCGTTATCGTTCAACCACTGCACGGATCCACGGTTAATGGGCAGATTATGCCCAATCTCGTGGAAGTTGCAATCCAGCCAATCCTCTGCCTCTGCGTCAGACGCATCTACAGGAAGCTTGGGAAGGATAATCCGTTTTCCGTCCGTGCAAGGGACTGGATTCGGGTGCCCATCAGGATAGAATTCTACCTTCAATCCTGCTGAATCGGCCAAAGCACGATTCAATTTTAGGATGGAATGATAGTCCAGATTGATGGGATTAAACTTTTTTGACATTGTTTGAATCCCTATACTAAGAAAATAAAATCCTGAGTTGCTTACACTACCTACCCAGGGAGGAACTGTCGGCGCAGTAAGCGTACGAGTTGCATAATTCGCTACACGGTTAGCAACCATACCATGTTAGGATCCGCTTTCAAACTCTAACCAAAAGCGAATTGGTAGTCAACCTATCGTTTTGCCACGTTTTACTAGCACGTGGTAGAGTGCGTTCATCGATGGAAGTCACGTCCCCAGAGTGTGAGACTGGGATTAGTAAGACTACTATTTTATAAACTAAATTGGAGTTAACCCCATTAGATAGTTTACTCCCAACTCTAACTTTTCTTCACAAGATTATTGTAAATAGTTTATTAGAATTGGAATTATTATATAGCAGATACAATCTATCACTATATAATCATTTTAGTTATATTAGAGAAATATATAAGGTATATATTTAACTATATACCAGTTAACAGACATAGTATAATCCATATCTGTTAAATGGTCAACAGTCAATATTTTGACGCTTACGGATTGGTAAACTCCGAAACTCCGCAAGCCTCATGGAATTTCTTCTCATTGAACGCCTTGTTACGTTCCCCCTCCTCCTCGCAATACTTGTGAACGAATTCGATGAGGGCATCATTCCAGCATCGCTCTTCTTCCGTTTCTTCATCCACCCTCACTAGAGAATGGATGATGCCTGCAATCATCACATAATCTTTTTTTGTCAT